GATCTAATATCATATACTAAGTCACGCATAACTAAAAAAGAATTCCTTGATTATTTTCTCCGACTCTTCTTTACCGAAGGCACTACCCAGATATCCTGAGATAGGATCTAACTTAATCATATACTTATCAAAGTCATGATAATAGTTACCATCTTCTCCAGTAGGTTTCCCTTCATCTATTAGATGTTTATACCACAGCAAATATGTCTTAAACATTGGTAGATAATCGTCTACCTCTGATGCCTTACAGTATCTAACGTAAATATTCTTTGAAAAATGATTACCCTTCTCAAAGAATCTATAATCTTTCTCTGCAAATGGTAGACTGTCTACCTCATACAGATAATTCTCTATTGGATGTTGGAAATCAAATACTATTATAACTTTCTTCTCACTAAATCCCATCAAGTCCATACCAAAGCAAGGGATTATCTCGTCTCCTACCTGTGGTGTCTTAGGATATATTATATTGTTGTGTATATTAAGATTTTTTCCATCCCATATATCTACATGCCTAGACTTGAGGAAGTATTTACCACTGTATAAGTCAGCAGTTAACTTAACTCCTTTCTTATTCTCCCACGTTGCATGATTAGATTCAAATGTTAGGTCGGGGAAGACATCAAAGACTGCTGATCTATAACCAGCCCATAAATCAGTCATTATCCCCTCATATTTGTTTCAATACGACCCTTGATGCTATTCATCTCAGAGTGGTCATCATTACTATCTGAGTGGAAGACTTGCTCATACCCACTCTTTTCTATTATCTTGTCTCTTATATCCATCTGACGCTTCTCTTTAGCAATACGTCTGAGAAATGCGTAGTAAATTATTTGTGTGAAATAAGCAAAGGGATTCTTTGACTTGGCAGGATCAAAGTTATCAATATACTGGACACAATTCTCTACTCCATCAGATATCATGTCCTCTTTATACATGTAGTTGATAAAGTTAGGTCTGTATGATAGATGTGTTGCTATCTTTAGGAAACATTCAGCAAGATAGTGTGTGATCCTCGGTTTATCTTTATCTAAACGACGAGCTTCATCAACAGCCGCACGATACGCAGTTATCTCAGCTAAAAATTTCTTATTATCAACGTAATGTTGTTTTTGTTTCCTTGCCACCTTTCTTGCCATATCCTTATCTCACCTGAATTCATTCTATAGCATTGTTTACTTCTTGTCAATGTTTGTACGTTTCCAGAAGTCTTCTAATTGGCCTCTGAAGTTTGATACTTTGCCGACAAGTCCCATATTTTTATTAATTTCAATCTCCACCTCAGAGTTGTTACCACCCTTCTCTTTTCTTACCCACATTTTATACATGAGTACAGACTCCATAGACATAGGTGCCACAGTGACAACATCATCTTCATTAACCATATAGAATTCTTCATCAGAAAACATCATCCATTTCAGAAGACCGACTGCCATACCAGCTTGACCATCCTTTTCAACAGGATGATTGTGTGGACATGCAGGGTCTTGTATATAAAAGACCGTTTTGTCTGGTGCATTCTCTTCTTTGGTAGCGATCATGGATCCAAGAATGGTTTCCCCTGACTTCAGTTTGACAACACCGAAGAATTCTTGTTCATGTCTGATATAATTGATCATCTCTTAAGGTTGACTTTGGTTATTTCATAATCGAAACTCTCTTCATCATATATCTTGATCCTTTCGGCAAGATGACGAAGTGTATAGTTGTATTGATGATCCTTGGAGCAGTCATCAGCAATGTCATACAACGTTGCCTGTGCTTTGTTATCACCCTTCCTTAATACCCTTCCAATAGACTGGAGATTTCTCACCCTAGACTTGCTAGGAGATGCGAAGATAACATTATGTAGATTCTTAATGTTAATACCAGTTGAGAAGGTTCCATACGATGCTAATATTATAGCATCTTTTTCACGTTCGCATATAGCACGTGCTTCTTCCCTCTCGACAGCATCAACACCGCCATGTATGAAAAAGATCTTTCGATCTTTACTTACCTTATTATTTATCATTTCCCATAAGGGTTCTCCGTGCTTCTCTATGTAATTAAAGAGGACTAGTGTGTTACCCTTCAGATCTTGTGCTAGATTACAGATAAAGTTACTACGTCTGGTGTGCATGCATAAGTAATCCATCTCCTGTTGATAGTGATCAAAGGGCACCCAACCATGTCGAAGTAGTACAACCCGCACCTTAAGTGGTGTTAGGTGTCCCTTCTTCATCAAGTCAGCTGTCTTGGTTACCGTATCAACCCTACCAAACAATCCTTCTAGTACCAGTTGGTGTGCTTCCATACCATCTAACGTACCAGTTAATCCTACCTTATACTTCGCATCATAGCACTTCGTAAGGATGCTCGTGAGTGATTTAGCTTTATAAAGATGTGCTTCATCCCCGATAACGACATCAAAACGTTCAAAGAACTTCTTGGATTCCTTGTAAATGCTCTGCCAAGTTGATATAATGACAGGATTCTCGACATATTTCTCTTCACCTGCACTGATCTTATGAACTTCCCTGACATTCCAACCATAATCTATAAAATCCTTATACAATTGTTCTACAAGAGAGACAGTAGGAACAATAATTAATATCTCCCTCTTCTTAAGTAGGTGCCAACGCACCAATGCATATATTATTAACGATTTTCCCGAGCCCGTGGGGGATAGTAAAAGCTTGCGACGAAATTTAATCGCAGAGTAAATTCCCTTGAGTTGGTAATCTCTGATCTTAAAGGGGATCCTAAGAGCACGAATAAAAGCCGCTGTGCCTTCAGGTGTGACATACTCTTCTACCTCATTAGGTCTTCCAAAGTATTTATCTTTAAGTACCTCATATTCATACCCATGTGTCTCTAGGTAGTCAGTAAGGTAATCAAATAGACCAACATATATCTCACCAGTACCAGGTGAATACAATCTTATCTTTCCATCCCAGTATCTTCGTTTGACTGCTGGCATATACTTAGCACCAGGCACTTCAAACTGAAAATGCTCACTTAATTCTTTATGAAGATGAGGTTCTGCCTCCACCTTGAGGAAGATCTCATTCTTCTTTATGATGGTGGTCATCGAATCCCATAATACTTTACAATTTCGATAGTATTCTTAATAGCAAATCCTCTATTATGGATCTCCTTAAGTATCCTATCAATAGAATTTATACAAGTTTCAAGGTAGTCTATTTTCTGCTTAGCTCGGCACACCTCATCGTCACTATCAATGAACATATCAAGATCACCCTTTAATACCTTAAGATCAAAGGGTTTCTCTGCGTACACATATGATGGTGCCTTCCCATTGTAATATAACCACTTCTCTTTATATAACTTACTATACTTTGTCTGTGCATCAGACATCATAAGTTTAAATTGATTATGTAATTGCAAGTATTTTGCATGGAGTCTAGGAGTTTCCATACTATCGTTGGCAAGCAACTCAGGTAACTCTCTGTGATCAAAAAATGCTTCAGCATCCTTTGCCCATAACTCCTCAATCTTTTCTAAATTCATAGGTAATCACCACAATCATTAACTGTTACATCACATCCATACTGTCCACCAAATTCTCCTTGAGGAAACGTATTGAATGCTATGCTAAACCTATCCACCTCATAGTTTGGTTCCGATCCGTGGATAACATAACTAGGAAACACTATCAACCCACCTGGACCTAGTTGAGTAAACAGTTTACAATCCTTATCAGGGTATCCATCAAGATGGAATTGACCCCACTCCCTATCCTTTACAGGATCTATAAAGATAGTAGGTGCTCCTTTAGTAAGATAGAATATACCACTGAGATATGACATAGGATGACGATGAAAGTCATGTCTGTCTCCTGTGTTAGCATCAGATCTATTAGCCCAAGACTTATTAACTACTAATCTATCAGTGTGCCACCTCTCCTTCTTATGAAGAGAATCAATACACTCTTGAAACCACTTATGAATGGGGAGAAACTCCTTTCTATTCTGTATAGCACCACTTGTTCCGACACCAGCAGGTTCATTCTGTCTGGTGAATTGTAATTTCTTTACTTCCTCTAGTGTAATGGTAGTTAGTTCTTCTGAAGCACGAAACTTGAAGAACCTCACAGGGAATGCAGGACATTCCTCATAATAAATTGTCATTTATTCCAACTGCTTATTACGTTTAGTGTCTTCCTTAGATCTGATCTGATATGCAAGGTATCTGAATGATACAGTTGCCATAGCATACTCTGTACCATCTACTGTAGCATTAAATTCCAATGCATTCAACCCTATAGGTATAAGGTCTTCAAATACTACATCAAAGTTATGTTGAAAGTTACTATTCAACACCATTAAAGTAGCATCAGCATATAGATCGTTGTTACCAAACAACTGCTGCATCTTTAGCACAAAATCTTTTCTCTCAGTAGTACTATCAGGAGTACCTAGTGCACGGATCCAGTTGTGTAGTATCAAATAGTTTTCTAGGTTTTCATCTACAAGAAATGACAAAGTTAATGGGTCATATTCAATGAAACCTTCCAATGGTAGTGATCTAAATGGTGTGGACTGCTGCTGAATACTAAGATTCATGCTAGGTATGTTAGCAGTCTGACAAAAGTAAGACACCTTTGGATATTTTGCGAGAGCAAACTTGAACCCTATCGGAGATAGGAAGTTTCTATTCTCTATTTGCTTGTTCCAGGTTGTCATATCTATACGTTAGTCGTTCCCAGATTCCTCTGGCATGATTGTTATGCTCAACTAATTTCTGAGCCCAAATCCTATCTTCCAGACTGACTTCCCTGTTAAGTTTAGTTTTACAGGCAATGATTGTCAGTCTAAGTCTATAGTCCTTACTTAACATATTTATATCCTTGGTATATATCCTTTATACTTTTGCACTTGTGGTAAAATATCTTCCTCTACTCTCTCTACAATCTTATCTATTATATCAATATCAATGTGCATAAATGGTGGGATGATTCCTAACATTCTGAGTGTACCATCTAAGAA